ACCTACGGCGATGTTCACCGACATATTTGGCGTTCCGTTTTGGGTTACGGCAAGAGAAGTTGAGCCGATAGTGCCCGTTGTCGCGTAGAGAGCTTGAGTGGTTAAGCGATCATTTTCCGCTGGATGTGAGCCGTTTTGTAACCAGCTAGGCGGTGTGCGTAATGCCATCAGTTCTCCCTGTTATACATAAGCGTTGTTCCATTGTACCGAAGCGGTTGTCGTTCCTGCCGTTGTTCCCGAACCCGTGAAGTAGAACTGATTAGTCCCCGGAACTGCTGCGAACCATAGAGATGATCCTAGCAATAAGTTACGAGCAGGTGTCCCGTTAAGAAGGACTGTGCGATTAAGTAGATCAATCGAGATGACATCCGAAGCCGCCATTGTGTAGCTGAAGTTAAGAGAGGCGTTGGCTGTAATGCTTCCGATTACAGGGTTTGTAACAGGGCCGTAAATTGAAATTAGCGGGTAGGTATTAGTCCATCCGCTATTGATGACTGTGGCGAATTGAGTGTTAGAACCACCACCAAAGGTCAAGGGATAGACACGGGGATAGGTGCGCCCTAGTGGGGTCGTGTAGGTCATTATTGCGGTCTGTACGCCGTTGTCATAGTACCGAGGATCAGGGCAGAAGAAGTCATATTGGGCTTTGATGTAGCCGTAGGTGTATTCAGGATCGACTGTGGCTTTAGCGGCTCTCACGCGAGCATTGATGTATTGAAGTCCACCGGCAGGGGAGAGTTGGAACTGAAGTGGGGTTGTGCCTGTTTGCTGAGGCTGGAGAGTGGCTTGCAAGAGGTTTAGGTTTTGAAATGCTGAGTTGCCGTTACCCGACAAGATGAGCATGGTCATTGTGATCGTTCTACCGCTAAGGAAATCTCGACCTGAGAACATTCCGTCTTGGTAGCCGCGATCTGCATCTTGAACGCGCAAAGTTGGCAGACCTTCTAATCCATCAACCGAGGTAATTTGATAAGGCGAGCCTGCCCCACCGAATACAAATCCGTTAAAGGCGAAAGAGTAATAGTTGAGTGAGGATACGGTTGCCATTAGTCACCCCTTCTCATGGAAGTTCCAGATAACAAGCTAGGTGCAGAAACATTTGTGGCTATCGGGGTGCCGAATTTGAGCGCGTTCACCGTTTGTTGCGCCGTAGCGTTAGGGTCTGTGAGGTTTATTCCAGTCACCGATACATTGTAGTTGGTGTAATTAGAAGCATCTTTTGTTCCGCCTAGCGCATTAGGAGAAGTCGTTGAAAGGGTTGGGGTATAAGAGTTGTATCCAGTAGTGACTCCTAGCGCAGAGCTAGCGACCCCTAACGATGCTAAAGAGGCTTGAACTTGCTCTGCCTTGGCTTGTAGCGCATCAAGTTGTTTCATGGTCGAGTCTGAGATGGCAGTTACAGACTTGCTAAAGGCATCCTGAGCCGCCGTAATGGAGTTCTGAAGGGTATCTTGCGCCTTTTGTAAAGCAAGGTCACGGGCATCTGTGGCGGCTTTTGTAGCCTTATCTAAGGTGTCTTGAGCTGTGGTAAGTGCCTTGTTGAAGGTGTCGTTTTCCTTTTCCATAGCAGTCTGCATAGCTGATGAGTTGGCGGCAAGTTGTGTTTGTAGATCAACGCCGACTTGCGCGTATTGCTGTGCGAGGGCTTGGGTAGCAAAACTCGTTCCATCGTTCATCTGCGCGGCAAGAGTATTAAGCCCGTTCTGAGATGTGTCTTGGATTTGAGAGTAGAGAGATTTAATAGAGTTTTGAGTGTCAGGAGTTGCGTTGAGGACTGACTGAGCAAGCGCATCTCCCTGGGCTGGCCCTTGTGAAATAACCTCATTGATGAAAGATTGGTTGTAGCCCTGTGCAGCAAGAAGTCCAGCATCTTGTTGCAACTGCGTAATCTGAGCCATTTGATCTTGCAACTGAGATACCAGACCGCCGGCAGTTCCTCCACCAGCCGTGAATAGTTTGCCGATGTCGATCTTGGTTGCGCTGGCAAACGCGCCAGTCATTGCATCGATAGATTGCTGAATAATACTCTGTCGCTTATCGGCGGCGGCTTGCTCTAGTTGCGCGGCTTTATCTGCGTACTGTTGCTGAATATTAAGCAAGTTTTCCTGATGGGTGGCAGTAGCGTTCTCGACTGCGGTGTTGTAATTATCTTGAGCCGTAGCCATAGCATCGTCATACTTTTGGTTAATGTCTGCGACTGATTGGTTATAAGTTTCGTTGGCTTTTGCTAAAGCATCGTCACGAGTAGCAGTTGCCGCATCCATCTTCTGTTGGCGGTCTGTGAGAACAGTATTCATCTGATCTTCTAGCTTGACTGCCTCATCGTTGTATTTCTTGATTTCGGCGTTGCGTTTGGCTAGTGCGGTGGCAGTTGCTTTAGCAGCAGCAGCATGGGCTTTAGATACATTTCCAGCGGCTCCGAGGTTGCCTGTAACGCCGGTATCCCCACCCGCGCCAGTAGTTCCGGCAGTGGCGAGTTGGTCAGCAAGGCTAGCTCCCCCACCGATTTTCTTATTAGCTAGAGCATCTAAGCCCTTACCAAAATCACCGATTTTCTTTGCGGCTTCATCAATACCTGCGCCGATACCCTTGAAGTGACTGCCGATAAGAGGCAAGTGAGAGGCAGCATCTACAACTTTACCGATAGCCCCTACGATGTACCCAAGAGCATCAACGATTGCCTTAATAACATCAACGACGACTTTTCTTAGACCTTCGTGCGTGTTCCAGAGATTTACAAGTTGTTTAATCCAGTCGCCGATGGCGATGTTGTATAGCCAAACGATTGCTGGAATGAGAACGCCCGTAATAAACTCCATCAGTTTTGTCAGGATCGGTATGACAACTGCGCCGACCTTAACTGCCACATCGTCAAACTTGGCTTTTAAGACTTGGATTTCACCGGCAAAGGTGTGAGTGTATCCAACTGCTTGCCCGCCGATCTTTTGGTTTAACTCATCCATTGCCTTAGTGATAGCCTGATTCTTGGGCAAAGTTGTGTCTAAAGTAATACCAAATTCTTTGAAAGCGCGAGCGTTACCCATTGTCCCTTTTTCAAGGGTCATTGCGGCAGTAGCTAAATCTTCATGTTTGTAGCGAGCAAGATCAGCTGCCATTGTCATTAACTTGGTGGCTTCAGTTGTCGAGCCTGTTGCAGAAATTAAAGTCTTATATGCGCCCTCTGTGGCAGAAGTAGAAAAACCCAAAGCCGACATTTTTTCCGTTGTCGCTTGGATTTCTGTTCTATTGGCGGCGGTGTTTTGTTTTGAGTTATTAAGTGCCGTTGAAAGTTGTTCGGTGGCTACCTGAGTGTCCTGAATTGCCTTAATAGCATCGCGCAATCCACCTTCTAGCATTTGTGCGCCCTGCATCATCAAGTTTCCACCAAAGACACCAGCCATGACAGTCTTTAATGAGGAGAATTTGGACTCTTGATTTTTAGCAGCATCGCCTACTTTTCCAAGTTCGGATGTGGCTTGATCTACTGCGCTAGTAAGGTTTCCAAGAGCGACTTGGATGTCAATATTTAATGGAGGGATATCGCCTGCCACTCTAAACCCCCATCGCTGCTCTTAGAAATCCTGATGCGATTATCTGCGCTTTACCCGTTGCGATGAGATTGTCACGCGCAGGAGTCATATATGGGTATTTTACCCCATTCCAATTAGATGAGCCTTGTTCTACTGCTCTGGCGTATTCAGCACCGGATTCAACGCTTGCGACATAAGTGCCAAATCCTTGATGCCTAACTGGTTGAGCGATGATATTGCGAAAGAGATTACCCGTTGCGATGTTCGGGCCTTCTCCTGATCGTGGGCCGATGTGAGGGTTGTGGCGTAACCTATTGTTCTTCTGAATCGGTGGGTTTGGAGTTTCACTAGCAATTTTGCGAGCATCTGTCCAGAGAGCAATAGAGATTTCTCTCGTAGCTAACTCGCCTGCTTTGTCCATGCGATTTTGCCATGCCTTCAAAGCCGCTAAGACTTCGGGCAGGTTATCGCTCACCGGTTCTCCATCTTTTCGATCTTCACTTGCTCAATGGTATCGGCTATTGCTATCAACCACTCAGCGCGTATTGCTGGCAGATCATCTACTTGGTCAGGAGTCCAACCAAACTTATCTGCAAATCTAAAGTAGAACCATTCCTCATCGGGGTAATCAAAGTCTGGATTTCTTTGAAACCCTTGCAGTAATCCTTTTAGCCGTTCAAGTTTTCTAAAGGGCTATCAGGATTCAAACGATTAAGGTCGGTGTCTGCAAGTTCAGGGAAGATTGCCTTGATGTAGCTTTCGGTTTCTTTGACGAGCAGAGAATAGTCAGGGATTGAAAGTTCCTCGATGGATTCCTCTTTAACTGAAGGAACGAGAAGGTCGTATGACCATTCCTCAATGATTGCGGCGAGAAGTGCGTTACTGATAGCAATTCCGCGCTCTGCTGCTGACCCACCATCGCCAGCCTTCATAATGCGGTTGCGATCTTTAACTTTAAGTGAGTTAGGGTCTTTGAGGGTAACTGTTGCGCCTGATGGAAGTGTAAGTTTTGACATGATGCCTCCTAGTAAGTGTGCCTTCTGATTATCTTAGCAAAGATAGGCAATGGGGGGGTAAGCGAAGGCGGGCTTATCAACCCCCACTGCGGTCTATGGGTTAAGCGACTGAGGTGGTTACTGCGTTCTTGATAACCCACTTGATAGGTGAGTATCCGACAGTTCCAGCATCGGTCAGGTTGCCTTGAGCGTTGAAATCGACCAAGACTTCGACAAAATCCTTAGAGCGTTCGATAACGGCGAGTGTGTACGCGCCCTTTGTCATCGTGGCTTGGATTGATGTTTGAGTAGCACCTGTTCCAGTTGTCCAGTTAAAGACGAGTGCTGGTTGGGTGTTAGTCAAGTAGTTAGTCAGTTGGGTGTCACTTTCCATGAGGAAAGTTGCCTTACCCGTTACCTCAAGTGCGCCAAGAAATACCTGATAAGGAGTCTGCACATTTGAGATTCCATAGACAGGAGTTACTGGTCGCTTGAGATCAATGTTTCCATCTGTGTTGGTTGAGATCGTAGTACCAGCAACGCTGACAGTTCCAGTCCAGACAACGCTTGGAAGGACAGTTGAGAAAGATGGAGTTGGGGTCGATGCGGTAGCGGACTGCCATCCCGTTGACTTAGCATCGTATTCGAGAAGTCCGTCAGCACTCCACTTGAGAGAGAAATCTGAGAACTGATGACCTGTCCATGAGCGAACGCCGGCACCGTAGAAGTCAAGCAAGGTGTAAGCAGAAGGTTGAGCATCTGCGCCTGATGTTGCTGAGTTTTTGAGTGCGAGGGTGTGGACATAAGGTGCTGAGCCTGAAACGACATCTTCACCAAGTACACCAGCAAGAGGGTAGATGATTGTGTCAGCGAATACTGCTCCACCGAAGTCAAAGGTTGAGTGAACGCGGCCTTGTAGGTAGTTGTAATTCTTGACAAGCGAACCGCGCAAGCCCTCATCGTAGAGAGGTGTGAAAACATCTTGAGGCTTGACCGAGTTGGCAAGAACGGGGATATACGCGGTTGGAGTTGTGACCGCAGTTCCCTTTGTTGTCTCTTTAGCGATACCTACATACGAACGATGTGTATTTTGTAGTGCCACTTACTCACGCTCCTTGCGTTGTGTCAGGCGCGGCTGACTGGGTTGTTGTTTTCTTTGGTGCAGAAGCGAGAGTTACATCGGCGGAAATGATCTCGTCTGCCGAGTCAAAAGTATCGCCGGGCTTGACGGTCAGTTTAAGCGTAGGAAATTCCTTCACTTCATCGCCGTTGTATTGATAGGTTGCCATTGCTCTCCTAAGCCTGAATCATTTGGGTAACATCGAATCGAATCTCTGCAAAGGTTTCAGTCGCTCCGTTGTCGGAAGTAACTGGCTCCCCGTATAGACAGTCAATCGCTGGTTCCGCGCCTTGCCAGACATTAACCTGCGATGAATCGCCGAAATTGTGACTAGCTCTGAGCGTTCCCTTGATGTTGTCCACTAGTGTATCAAAATCCGCCATAGCATCTTCGGCGTTATTTTGTAAAGAGTGATGAAAGATTTGCAGGACAACGGTGTAATCAACGCGTTTCCAGCCATTAGTTGCGCCACCGATTGCAAGACGGGTTTCGCGCTCGCTCTGAATGAAAATTACGGCGGCGGCTCGACTCATCTGCCCTGCCGTTGCATTTACCTGAAAGTTGATGCGCTTTGGAAAGGATGTAAAGACTTGGTTGAGGGTAGGGATAGCTGCCCCAACAAGATAGGAGTTGAGGGTTGCCCTGAGATTGGCGCGACCTGCTGCCACTAGCGCATCCTTCGGAACGGAGATAGTAGCTGCTTGGCAAGGGCAAGGTCTGAGCCAATAATCTCTTGGACGCTTGGCCCTGATGTTGCTCTGGTAGTGACTGCCATCGTAAGGGAGTTATCTCCACGCACTTTGAGGAAATCTGTGGTGGCTAGGATTGCCGCCTCTTTAACTGATTGTGGCATATTGCCAACCGCTACGCCTGAAGCGTGGGTGTATTTCAAGGTTCCCGTGATATTAACGGTGCTTGAGCCGTAAGCGTAGGTGGGTGAAACGACAACTTGCTCTGTGCTTGCGCCATCATAAATAGTAACTACCGTTCCAGCCGTTAGACCGATTGGGTCAATCATTGTAAACGAGGTTCCTCCAGCGGTAGCCGTTGAAATGTTTCCGTTACAGAATCCGGCGCAGTAGTTGTAAGAAGCATAAATGCGAGAGCGCGTAGATGGTGGAAAGCCAAAAGATAGTGGGCCTTGCGATGAGTAAGTAAGCCCTATTTGGCTTAATGGAAATACGATTTGCGACTTCTCAAACCAGCATGATTGAAGTGAGCCATCTGTGACTGCAACCATGTTTGTAGGGGTCACGCCGTATGAAAGGGAGTTGAGAGCTACGATGTTATTGTAATCTGGCGAGAGTATAAGAAACCCCTCTTGGTTAATACGGGCGCGAGATTGTTCTGTAAAGTTTTGAGCGATAAGAGGTTGGTTTACATAAATATCAATCCATGATGAGGCGCGTTGGATAACTGAAGCCAACTCTGCATCTTGTTGAGCAGAGGTACCGCCGATCACAAGGTTGTTATAGTCGATTGCTGTTGGGGCGTTTTTATACTCAGCAATTGTTAAATAAGAACCTGACTGAAACTGTGTGATTGGCGATACTGCTGAAACCATTGTTAATCTCCGTCTGTTTTAGGACTTGCTTGATCGTGTCCACACCGTGAACATAACTTGAACCAGCCGCCGAATCCGCACTCGGTACAAGTGTACCCTCTGTCATTATCGCCTGTTGTGTGTAACGCAAGATTTGCCTCTGTAAAACCTTCTGCCTTTAATGCTTTTACATCTTTAGGATTTTCTGCGCGATACAAGCCGGACTTATCAGCGCGTAAAACTCTTGAACCTGATTGCCTTTTGATCTCGACTTCTTTAGCGTAGCCATCTCTAGGAACTAACCTGCTCATTGTTTGCCTTTCTTATAGAACAGGGAGAGAGCCGATTAAGACCCTCTCCCCATTGGTTGCTAATTACTAAGCAGAAACGATTCCTGAAACTACGCCATTCCAAGCAGGAGCAGCGCAGAAGAAAGTTCCGCGGAAGTAGGTAGAGAACTCATAAGCGAACTGAGTTACAGGCCATTGAATACCCATGTAATCCTGTACCAAGTAGTTAGCCCAGACATCAGAAACCTCTGTATCAGGAATTGGAAGGGTGTAAGAAAGAACTGGAGCAACACCCTGTGGAAGCCAAGGGTGAACAGTCAAAGGTACTGACTTTCCTGTTGTTTCGTTCACGATTCCATTAACTACTGAACCGTAAGTAACGCCTGATGTTTCATCTTGGTTGATCTGTAGGCGGTAGTTAGCGTTTGCAGAACCCTTGATTGCATCTGAGAGCTGCTTACGATCTGAACCGTTAAGCAGAACCTCATCTGGATCAGCCTTTACTGAGTTGTAGAGGTTAGCGAATACAGTCTGGAACTCTGTGCCCGGATTTGTATTGCTGAAGGTTGCGTTGATGTTGTTGTTGTACCCGGTGTTAGCACCAAGAACAGTTGTCAAGATTCCATCGTAACCTGTTGCATAAGCAGAAGTATCTGCGGCTGCGCGAGTAGCGACTGCACCAGTTGTGTTGAGTGGTGCTTGGTTTCCAAGTGTTGAGGTTGCTGCTCCGCCGAGGTTGAAAGTCAACGAAGTTGTGCGACCTTGGAACTTAGCATTGGCAGCACCGGTTGTTGTACCGACATAGATGTTGTAAGCAAGCGCACCCTGAATAGCGGTAGGGATTGTTACTGTGAGCATCTGACCCGAAGTGGTCGTTGCTGATCCAACTGATGAAACGATGGACTCACCAAAACCAGTAGATGAGATACCAGCATCAGCGGTGTAGTAGACATAGTAGGTTGTTGCAGCGATTGCTGTAACTGAACCTGCGGCAGTAGCACCTGCGACTGTTGGAGCGGTTGGTGCTGCGCCAGCGTTAAGTGAACCAGCGTAGCCTGTAGCAGTTCCACGAGCCATAAGCATCATGCGCTCTTCCATCAACATTGTTGCGTAAAGAGTAGATGTTGAGGAGAGCTGACGGAGATCCTGATAACCCAAACCTGAGAAGTTAGCATCGAAAGAAACGCTATCTGAGAGGCTGTAAGAGTTGTAAGGAAGGATGATGTCATCTGATGAGTAGCTGATCTTAGAACCGCGCTCGAAGTTGATTGAACCGAATGCAGTTGTTGTTGATTCAGTAACGCCAGGCCAGATTTGTCCTTGTCCGCCTGTGCCTGTACCTGTGTATCCGGTGATGCGCTTGATACGGTGAGATGTACCAACGCCCTTCTTGCGAGGGATACGGTTACGAAGTGGTGTTGGGCGTGGTGTCAAGAGCTTTGCAGGTGCTTCGAGATCGAAGGCCGCGAAAGATGTTGAGAGTGGGCTAGTAAGTGTGATGTCCTTTTGCATATCCTGTAATGCCAAACGCTGTGAGGCGATTGCATTGTTCAGACCTGCGAGAGCATCAGGAGCGAGTGACTTGTTGGCTGCGAGAGCCTCAAGTGCGCCTGTTGGATCAACGGCTGGAGATAATCCGTTTGAGTTTGGAAGTGAGAAGGACTTATTCAGTTCAGACTGAAATTCATCCATGAGCTTTGCGGCCTTCTTAGGAGATACATCTTCTCCAAAGAGGTCGGCAGCTTTAGGTGCTTGAAGTGCCAATTTGTTTCCTTTCGGGGTTATTCCTCGGTTGAGGTTCCAGCCTTAGAGATGTATTCCTTCTCTAATGCTTTGTAACCTTTTGCGAGGATAGGGTCTGAGGTCGCTGATGCCTTAATGCGGTATTCAGCGGCTTTGATGAGGAGTTCGTTTGTGTCAGTTACAGCAACGCGACCAGTGCGCTTTGGGCCACCTGCGGCTGCTGCTGACTTAGCAATGACGAGTTCCGACTCAAGAGCCACCACCTTCTCTTCAGCCGCCTTTGTTGCGTTCTGAAGTTCGGTGATCTCAGCCTTGACACTATCGGTAGCACTCTTTACTGCTTTCTCGATGATGGCCGTTACTGACTTTTCATCAAGAATCTCTGGGGTTTCTGTCGCCTTCTCTTCAAGGAGTTCTTCGGCGGCTTCGATTTTTGCTTCATCGACTGGAGCATCGGTTTCACTTTCGGCAGACTTAACACTTCCACCGAGAGAGTCTGGGGTGAGGATTGTCGCTGTTGAAACATTAGCGACTTCATTGGTAGGCGCTGCGCCGGTGACGATTGTTTGAGTCTTGCCGTGAGCGTTAGATACATCTCCGCAACCACACTCTAGGCACTTGGCGTGGTCAGCAGTCGCGCCGAGATTGAGAAGTGAGCCTGAAATGTCATCGCTTGCCTCATCTGCTTCGCCATCGCGAAAGTTAAAGAGGTGCTTGAGGGCAGAGAGCAGGGTATCAATATCATCGCGCTCATCTGAGTCAGTTTCAGCAATTTCGCTAGCCTCTGAAATGATGAGTTGAGCGATCCCCTTGCGAGCCGCATCATAAGACACCTGATCGAACTTAGCGGAGTCTGCGGCGATTTCCTTAATGACTTCTGCGAGCATGGATTTATCCTTTTCGGTGTATTCCTCAACTTTGACAAGAGAGGTTTCGCCCTCTACTGACTTAGCGAGCATGAGTTTGGCATTTGGGTTTGCAGGGCGATCTACGAGAGAAACTTCTACGATTTGACCATCGATAATTCTGCCGTTGGCGGCTTTCTGATCTCTGACAACGCGTGGGGCTTTGATTCCGATTGAGAAGCCCTTGAGGACTCCTGACTCAACTTTCTTAACGCTGACTGGATCGACAACGAGAACCGAGATGTAGTGTCCATCGCTCTTTGCTTCGTATTCCTTAGCTACACCAGCAGCGATTGATGAGTGCTGTTCGCGGATATTTCCACCAGACTTAAACCACTCAGGCATCGCACTTGAAAGCCAAGTGTCATCGCAGATTTGCTGGTCGATGTCTAATGAGTCATCGGTTGCCTTGCCATAGACGAGAAGTGAGCCGTCTGCTTGCTTTTCTTGCTTGATGATTGCTGCATAGGAATTAGCGAAGTCCATTTTGCTCCTTTAGGCTGAATAGATGACTGAAACTGCGCCGGCTGAAGTACCTGCGGCTGAAACTGCATAGAGAGAATCGTTGCCATGCATCCATATTTGAACAGTTGCATTAGCGGCAACATTTTGACCACCATTTACACCGACTATATTTGTTACCGCATTATCGCCAAGAAAAACTGCGGCTGAATCTCGATTATTAACTTGAACGGCTACATAACCAACACCATTTGGAATTGTGATTAGCAAAGTTGGAGTTGTACCGACGGTGATATTTGTGTGGATAAGAGCCATTGTTTTCCTTCTCTCGGATTATCGTTTAATTGTAATGGTTATTTTAATTGTCTGCGTTAAGTGCTGCATCTAAAGCCGCTGAGTAATCATAAGTTGTGTAATCAATAGCGGCTGGAGTTGTAGAACATCGGCAATTTGGGTGAACAGGTAACTCGTCAGGGGCTACGCCATTGGAAAAGGTTTCATCGATGCCGATAACTTCCCCGTCAATGTCGCAGTCATCGCAAGGATCAACGGCTACCCACTCAATTCGCTCAACTCCTAGTGCCTGATAAGAGTCCATGTTTGCGGCGTTTGCGGCGCGTGAACCCTCAGTAAGCGCGATCATTAAAGAACGCTCAGGAGTAGAAAGTGAGTCTTGGATCATTGAAGCCATGCGAGTTGGGCTGGCACCTATGGCAAACCCGTCAGCTAACTTGCTTCCGAGTAGGTCATAACTCGTTGTCTTCATGTCTAGGGATTTGATCTTTATCCCGTTGAGTAACTTCTCTAATCCGCCAGGCGGTTTGAGTAACGCTTCAGCCGCAGGATTGCCAGGCTTCCATGTGTCCCAATTAAACGCGCCTTGTAATGCTTGAATAGCAAACTCGCTAGGGTTCCAGTTATGCGGTGGGGCTTTAACTGCTTTGCGTAACTTACCTACCGCCTCATAAGCCGACACCACGCCCGTTACAAACATCTCGGCATAATGCTGGCGAAGTGCAGACTCTAGGGCTTCGTGGTCTAGGGTCACATTATGCATTGCCCATGCTCTAGCTCTTGCCCTGTCCTGAGAGATGAACTCAGAAACCTCTGGGTGAGTGTGTGCGTAATCTGCGACTACTTTTCTAGCATCTACGCTTTTAGCAAGCGCGGCGCGTATCTTGACTGCCGAATTACTGGCGATGCGCCCATCAACTTGATGGACTCCTAGAGTCATGTCAGATAAGCCTTAGCCAGAGATTTCATCGTGTCGGTATCGCCGTCAAAGTAGCAGCGATTAAGAGCATCTCCCACGATTGGGTCTAGGGCTTTGAACTCAAACTGGCGAGCGCGTTTTCCTTTACTAGCCCACTTGAGAAACGCCTTCACTTCAACGCTGGCTTCTTTAGCC